GGCTATGAGTTCCCAATAAATAATGATGCTTTATCGCTTGGGTTGCTTGGCAGTGGTTACAAAGTAACTGGAAATACGCCAGAAGGAAAGATTAACGAGTCTAATTTTGGGCTAACTGGGTTGGATGCTTTATACCAAACCGGGCCATCAAGTTATGGCATTAGTTATGAAAGAAATCCTAATATTGGTAACATAATTAACCTTTTGTATAACAGGCAGTTTTAATGGATAAAGCACAGTGGGCAATTAACCTGCTTAGAGAGCCGATGTTTGTGGAGATGATGGAAGAACTCCGAGGCAACGAGCTTAACAAATTTGTTAATAGTAACTATGGTGAGACTGAGCTAAGGGAACAAGCGTATATGCGCCTCCGAGTCTTGGAATCCGTTGAATCCTATCTTGAAGGCATTGCTGCTCAGAAGATGATCGACGAGAAAAGGATGAAGATTTTGTAACCCGTGTCGGGCGGTTCCCGATATAATTTAGGAAACATAAATGAGCGATACTCAAAACACGACACCTGAGGGTAGTGGTGAGTTAAGTGTAAGTGGTGCAGCTGACGCTATCTTGGGTCTAATGGGTGGGGATGAAGGCTCCGAACAGGAACAACCTGAACTCCAAGCAGAGGCCAACGATAGCGATGCCGAATCTGATGAGCCTGAGTATTCAGACGAATCAGAGGTAGAACAAGAAGATGGCGAGGATGAGCAAGAGGAACCTCAGACATTCCGTGTCAAAGCCGCTGGCGAAGAACGGGAGGTCACCCTCGATGAGCTTATCAAGTCTTATCAACTTGGCACTGACTATACCAAGAAATCGCAAGCTGTAGCTGAGGAACGCAAGGCGGTTGAGGCCGAACGTCAAGCGGTTCAAGAAGCTAAGGCTATGCGCGATCAATACGCGCAACGGTTGGAGATCATCGAGTCGATGTTGCACCAGCCGCAGGAAACAGAGAATCTTGATTACCTGAAAGAGACTGATCCTATCGGTTATGCCGTGAAGGTCGCTGAGATGTCTCAGAGGGAGAAGCAGTTAGCGCAGGTTCGTGCTGAACGGGAGAGAATTTCGCAACAGCAGGAATATGACAGGCAACAACAGATGAGGCAGACGATTGCTGCTGAGTCCGAGAAGCTAGTTGCTGCGATACCTGAATATGCTGACCCAGAGAAGGGCGAGACAATCCGCAAGGAAATCCGTTCTTTCGGTAAGCAACTAGGGTTCTCTGATGAGGAATTGGCTAATGTGTTCGATTCCCGAGCAGTTCTGACGCTGTATAAGGCGATGCAATACGACAAGTTACAGTTGAGTAAGCCTGCTGTTAATAAGCGTGTCCAAGAGGCTCCCAAGGCGATTAAGCCCGGCGCTGCTAAACCGCGAGACAGTAATAGCGAGGAACTGAAGAAACTTAAAGCGCGAGCGAAGTCATCCGGTCGGGTGGCAGATGCAGCAAGTGTATTTGAACGATTCTTATAAGGAATTTATATCATGGCAACATATACCGCACATACCGCTATTGGTCAGCGTGAAGACCTTACCGATGTAATCTATGACATCAGCCCAACCGAGACACCATTTATGTCCTCGATTGGCAAGACGAAAGCTACGGCTGTTTACCATGAGTGGCAGACCGATAACCTTGCAGCCGCTACTACCGCTAACGCTGCTGTTGAAGGTGCTGATGCTTCGGACGCTACCCTGTCTCCGACTGTTCGTCTTGGTAACTACACCCAGATTCTGCAAAAGACTATCAAAGTCTCCGGCACTCTGGACTCTGTGAACAAGGCTGGTCGTAAGTCTGAAAAGGCTTATCAGTTGGCTAAGGCTTCGCAAGAGATCAAGCGCGATCTGGAAACCATCATGCTGTCGAATCAGGGTCGCTCTGCTGGCGACGGTTCTAACGCTCGTAAGATGGGTTCGCTGCTGTCTTGGATCAAGACTAATACCTCGGCTCAGACTGACGGTGCTGATCCAGCAACCATTGGTGTTTCAACCCGTACTGACGGTACTGCTCGTACATTTACTGAAGCCCTGCTGAAAAGCGTTGTGGCTGAGGTGTTTGTATCCGGTGGCTCGCCTAAAGTGCTGATGGTTGGCGCAACTGGTAAGCAGAAGGTTAGCTCGTTTGCTGGTATCGCTGGCGCTCGTTTCAATGTTGACGGTGCAAAGCCTTCGACGATTATCGGTGCTGCTGATGTTTATGTCAGTGACTTCGGCAATATGTCGGTGGTTCCTAACCGCTTTATGCGTACCCGTGATGCTCTGATCCTTGATCCTGAGTATGCAGCAGTTGCTTACCTGCGTCCGTTCCAGACTAACGAACTGGCTAAGGCAGGTGACTCCGACAAGACTCAAATCTTGGTTGAGTGCACACTTGAGGTTAAGAACGAGGCTGCTCATGGCGGCGTTTTCGATCTCGATATGTCGCTGTAAATAAGATAGCCCCTGACCTTATGGTTGGGGGCTTTTCTACGAGGATTTATGACCTATAGACAATCTGTTGTACACGCGGACGGTGACGGTGGTATCGTCATTGAGACTAAACAAGATGTTTCCGAGATACTGGAAAGTAACAAGGAAATACTGGAGGCAGACAAGCAAAGAACTGGGCATCTAAATGAACTCCATCATGTAGCAAGAATCCCATTCACGGTCATTGATGACTTGAACAAGATGGGGATAATGAAGGGGTTTCAGATAGTAGATGACGCAGCTTTTGCTCGATGGCTCAATAGTTCCGATAATGCACAATGGAAGGTTTATAGGGGGTCTGTATGATCGTAGGTGCTTGCGTACCAGCTAGGGATGAGGTTCATACATCGTTTGCGTTTGACTTTGCCAAGATGGTTGGTAGAGACTCAAGGTATCGATGCTCTGAGGATGGCAATGGGCTAAAGCTCTATACGATGGCAGGAACGCTGATATTCGATCAGAGAGAGAAGCTAGTAGATGCTGCTCTCAAAGAGGGATGTGATGCGGTTCTGTTTATTGACTCAGATATGCGGTTTCCGGCTGACACGATTGACATTTTGTTAAGCCGTGAGGTTCCGATTGTTGGGGTCAATGCGGTAACAAGACGTAAGCCGACACTGCCGACTGCATTGAATCTTGAGCTAGAGAAGGATGACGATGGCAAGATTATTCGTCACGCTTGGCACAAGGTTGATTCGATGGGCAAGGAAGGAATAGAGCCTGTCACAGCGGTTGGTTTTGGTGTGGTGATGATTCGTAAGGAAGTCTTTGAGAAGGTTCCTAAGCCTTGGTTTGATGTTGGTTGGGGATCAAAGGGGATCATTGGCGAGGATGTGCATTTTTGCATCAAAGCCTTGGATGCCGGGTTCCAGACTCATGTAGATCACAGTCTCTCAAAGCATATTGGTCACATTGGTACGTATGAGTATCGATGGGAAGATGTAGAGGAAGGCGCTGTTGAGGCGCACAATAACGGGAAATAGACATGGCATTTACGAGCTACAGTGACCTAAAGACTACGATAGCGAACTATCTAGCTCGTAGTGACCTAACTTCAGTAATCCCTGACTTTATCCGGTTGGCTGAGGAGCGTCTGCGTCGAGACTTGAGAATCCGTCAGATGTTGGTGGTGGCTACGGCTACTACGACTGGTGGCGATTCTACGGTTGGTCTGCCTACGGACTTCTTGGAGATGCGTGACATTCACTTCAATACGACTCCGATTAGCTCGGTATCGTATGAGGCTCCTAATACCTTCTACCAGAGTACACGGGCTACTGAGTCTGGTATCCCTAGAACTTATACTGTTCTGGCTTCAGAGCTTCAATTTGCCCCTATTCCTGACTCTGCTTATACGGTACAGATGCTGTACTACGCAAAGCCTCCACTGCTAAGTGCTAGCAATGCTAGCAATGTATTCTTGGCTAACTGCCCTGATGCCTTGCTGTATGCTTCTTTGGGTGAGGCTGAACCGTATCTAATGAACGATGCGAGATTGCAGGTCTGGGCTTCTCTGTATGATCGGGCTGTAGCATCTATTTCGGTATCTGACCAGTCTAGTGAGTACAGTGGTCAACCTATGTCTATGTCTTATAACGTGAGGTAAATCATGGCAGAAATGTCGAATTATTTGGAAAATGCTCTGATTAACGCTACCTTGCGTAATACGAGCTATACAAGTCCTGCATCTGTTTATGTCGGACTTTATACAACAGATCCGACAGATGCGAATACTGGCACTGAGGTATCTGGTGGTTCTTATGCCCGTACAGCGGTGACATTTGGTGCGCCTAGTAATGGTGCTAGTACCAATAGTGCTGCGGTTGAGTTTCCACAGGCTACGGCTTCATGGGGAACGGTAGCTTATATCGGTATCTTGGATGCTTCTACTGCTGGCAATCTGATGTATCACACTGCTCTGGATACGTCTAAGGCGATTGATACTGGCGATATTTTCAAGATTGCTGCTGGTTCACTATCGGTGACCTTGAGCTAAGGATAAACAATGTCCACTATCGTCACACGGGCTGGTAAGGGAAGTGCATTAACTCACAATGAGGTAGATGCTAACTTTACTAACCTGAATAATGACAAATTAGAGGGTACTGTACCTATTGCTAACGGTGGTACAGGACAAACTACAGCACAAGCAGCGATAAACTCATTAGCTGGTGCTACTACATCAGGACAGTATCTTCGCGGTGACGGAACTAATGTTGTAATGTCTGCTATTCAAGTGGCAGATGTACCAACACTAAATCAGAATACAACAGGTAGTGCTGGATCAGTTACTACTACTAACTTTAGTGTTGTTGAATCTGGTGGTGTTCTATATTTTAAGTACGGCGCAACAGATATAGCTAAACTTGATTCAAGTGGCAATTTCACAGTATTAGCTAACGTAACAGCATACGGTACGGTGTAATTATGGCGATTCCCGGCCCCGGCGTAGCGATATCACTAAACACTATTGCTGCTGAATTTGGTGGAACAACTCCACATTCATTGACTGAGTATTACCGAGGTGGTGGTCTTGTACCAAATTCTCCAGCTAACTTAGGAATTCCAACATCTGGGCAAATTGCTGTTGGCGATTTTTACGGATCATCAGCAGTAACAAGAGTTTCAATACCACTTACTATATCCGCTAACACTTATAACTATGATGTCTACACTACAGCATCTACAAATCCTTTATATGTTGCTGGATCGTCAGATGTAACTGTGACAGTGAATCCGGGGGTTATAGTTGGAAGCACTGCAACACCTACTTACGCTATGTTAGTACCATCTGCGTTTGACACAGGTGATACTGTTACCATCGTAAACAACGGAACTATTCAAGGTATGGGGGGTGTTGGCGGTGCAGGTGGTAATCCCGGCCCCGGCGGCGGCAATGTTCCGGGATATGCCGGTGCATTTGGCGGCAACGCTATCTATGTAAACCGCCCAACCACTATTACTAATAATGGTGCTGTCATAGGCGGCGG